CTGACAAGCACAAGTGAACTGAAGAACTCTATAGGCTACATGGCTAGTTCAGAGGGCGTTAGCGTCGGTTCAAATAAAGTCTATGCTGCAATTCACCAGCTCGGTGGAGAAATCAAAGGCAAAAAGGGAAAGCTTAAGTTTCGGCTACCCAATGGACAGTTTGTACAAGTGGACAAAGTGACAGTGCCACAGCGGGAATTTTTGGGAATTAGCGACGAGGATAAAGAAGAGGCCGCAGAGCTTATTAAAAGTTACATGCAGACCGCAGTAGGACAGTCAAAATGAGAAAATTCTACCAGTCGAGAATAGAACAGGCTGCTTCTGCAGCAGGGCTTTCTACAGTTCTTATTAATCCTGAAGACCCGTTCGACTTGGCGCTTCCTTTGCCTCGTATCGATGTTACCTGGCTGAAGGAGAAAAACACTCGCATAGGCAAAAAGATAGCCGTGAACGGTGGTTCAGAAAACCGCAGGGTTAAGGCCGCAATTTATAGTGCGGAACAGGCAGCTACCGTTTCGATTATTACTGATGACAAAGATTCGTTGGATGAAATGAGTAAGCAATTTCTTCTTGCTCTACCTAAGACAAGTTCAGATCCACAAGGGAACTTAGTAACCAGCAAAGTGCATCAGGCAGAATGGGGTGGGTTCAGTTCCGAATTAGTGGAAGTTTTGAAAACTTGGTCAAAGGCATACCACATAACTTTTACAAGCCTCCTTACCAAAGAGGTAGCGCATCCTTGGATGAAGGACGTTTCACCAAGCGTAAGCAGGCAGGAGAATAGCCGTGGTTAAGGATAAAAAAACAGATAACAAGCCACAGATTTCGGTGCACGAGCTTGCTGCAGCACAACAGTTGGAAGCGTGGGAGCTGGCTGGTTTGGTGCGTGCTGAAGGTTGGACAGAAGATAAGGCTGTGACAGAAGCCGAGTTTAACGCAGCCTATGCCTGTTTCCAGAACAGAGCAATCGGTCTTGGAGGTCAGTAATGGGGCGTAAGGACGTATTTGAACATATTGTTGATGGCGTCAGCGGTCTCGTTCCGGGTGACGTTACAGGCAAAGCACTGGTTGTCGGTGTGTGCAGTCAAGGTGAAGTGGGTAAAGTCTACTATCTTGGTAAACGCAGCGATTTAACCAAGCTGCTTGGGGCAGGTCCTCTTGTAGATCGTTTGAACGATATATTTGCTGCTGCAGGGCAGGATGCCACCGTGCTTGCTGTACCAGTTTCCGGTAATCCTTCAGGTACAATTAGTCGGGTAAAGCATGTAGGCACAGGCGTTTCCGCTTCTGTTTCTGGACTTCCTGCGGCCAATGCGGATGTACTTGTTGAAATCGTAAATGGCGGCTCTTTGGGAACAGCTACAGCGAAAGTAAGTACGGATGCCGGTGCTAGTTTTGGTTCGGCCTCAGCCGTTGCTGCAAATGGACAAATTGCAATTGGTGGCTCTGGAACAACCTTGGTTTTGGAGTCGGGTAATTTGGTTGTTGGGGACACGTATAGCTATACTGTCCGTGGTTCCATTGGGGCTATTCAGCAGACGGGCAAGGGTGCCTCTGTTTCAGTTGAGGGCGCAGTTAAAGTAGGTGCGCAGCTTGCGTTGCAGGTCGTCAAATCCGGTGGACGCAATGTTGGACAATACCGTCTTAGTGTTGACGGTGGCGATAACTTTAGCGGGTACCGAACCATCCCGGTAGATGGACGGATTACCGCTGCTGATACAGGAACAACAATTGTTTGCCCTGACGATGAGTTTACCGTTGGTACAACATATTCATGTAGTTTGCTTGCACCAGTCCCTACCGTATCAGCCGTTATTGCAGCACTTAAAAAGCCGCTTGAGATTGTTGATCCAGAGTATGTTTATGTTGTCGGTGCGTCTGATTCCGTGGCGTGGGCGTCTCTTGGAGCACTGGCAGACGATTTATGGAATAAGCACCGTCCTACATTCTTTCTTTGTGAATCGCGTCTCCCTTCAGCAGGTGAAGATTTAGACGACTGGGTGAGTGCGCTTAAGGAAGAACGGGCAACCTTTGCACATCGCTTTGTGAGTGTCTGTTGTGGATTCGGTGAAATTGCCGATCGAACAGGTCAACGTAAGGTGCGAAATGCTGGCGGCCTGCTTAGTGGGCGTATTCTTAGCATTCCAGTACAGCGCGATATCGGGCGCGTACGTGATCAGTCTATTACAGGAATTACGGTTCCTGATGAATATACAGAATCCATGCAGCTTGCTTTAGAAGATGCCGGGTACATTACGCTGACACGTTATGCTGGCCTTCGCGGAACTTACTGGGGAACAGCCAGAACAATGGCTGATACCACAAGTGACTATCAGCGACTGGAAGTTATCCGCACCACGTTCAAGGCTATTCGATTGATGCGCTTGCAAGCTCTGAAGGCATTGAAAGATGAGCTCGGTGATCCAGTACAAGGTGCAGATGCAAGCGGTCTTGCCTACCTTCGCTCAAATCTTGAAAACGCGTTGGATACGATGGTTAAAGCCAAGCCGAAAGAGCTAGCAGGATACGCCATTGAGATTCCACTTGATCAGGACTTCGTGAACAACGGTGTGGCGGTAGAAACTAAGCTTATCGGTATCCCAATCATCGACAAAATTAATCTGTATTCATCGTACATTTATGCGGGCAGCAAGTTTGATCCGCGATTACAAGGGTAGGTGGCAATATGGCAGACAGTGTAACGATTAACGGCAAAACTCATGACTGGGAAAGTGTCACCATCACAGGTCCACAGGGTGTGTTTATCGGGATTTCAGAAGTAAACTGGAAATCCAGCCAAAAGAAAAAGCGTGTTTACGGTAAGGGTGCGACCAGTATTGGTGCAACTCGCGGCAATTATGAAGCAACTACCAGTATGACGTTGCTTGTAAGCGAATATCAGGATTTGGCGAAAGCTTTAGCTAAAGGCATCTACCGTACCCCGTTTGATGTAGCGGTGGTCTTTGAGCCGGAAGGCGCAACAAAACACGAAGTCGTGATCAAGCAGATCATGGTTGATGATTTGGACGAATCAGCAAAACAGGGTGATGAAGAAGCAACCGTAAAATTATCTGGTACAGCACTTATGATCACTCGTGATGGTAAGGCTGATTACGAAAACAAGTAAGGACAGAATAAATGGCTGAACAGACAGAAGTTAAAAAAGACGTAATGTACTCTCCATTCACTGCTGACTATGAAGACTTTGATGGCAAAGAGCGAAAGTACACCATTCGTTTTCGTCGTCCGGGGAGAAAGGAATTGACCACCATCGCTAAGGCTTCCAAGGCAAAACAGTTTGATGTGATGTGCAACATCATTACGCAGATTGCCCATCCTGACGATGCTGCGCAGATGAAAGACATCATCAAAAACGAGCCTGTGCTTGCCATGAGTTTTGTGGATACTGTTTTTAAAAAATGCGGCTCAGGAGTGGTTGAAGCGGGAAACTAGAAAAAGCCAGAACGGCGGTGAAAAACAACGCTGTTCTGGTTTATGCAGATTTAGTCCGCTACTGGCTGCGCATAGAGCCTTCCGAAGATATGGATGAATTCGGTGAAGAAGTGGCCAGAGCTATGGTGATGGAAGAGCGTTTTATGAGACAGCAGGCAGGAGCCGTAGCAAGAGTTCTTGCAGGTTTACCTGATTAACGTGGTGTTAAGCCGCAGCCTGCATTTAATAAAAGCCATACCTCGCAGATAAAAGTTTTTGGAGAGTCCAGAGAATCCTTTTTTCAAAAAGGTTCTCTGGTCGCCGAAGGCAAAAAGGTGTTCTGATATGGAACTATTCGAAGTTTTTGCAACTTTCAGTTTACTGGATAACCTTTCAGGTCCCCTGAACAGGATTCGCCAGTCATTTCGTTCTACAGACGTTGAAGGAGGCCGCCTATCAAGCATGATGGGCGGCCTTACTAAAAGGCTTCTGCCTCTAGCGCTGGCTGCGGGGATTGTGCTTGGAGCTTTTGCGCCAACGATTGGCGTCGCGATGGAGTTTGAGGCTGCGTTATCCGGTCTTGGGGCTATTAGTAACGCCAGCGCTGCGGATATGAATGTCATGGAGCAGTCAGCCTTAGACCTTGGCGCAAGCACTGCTTTTAGCGCCGCACAGGTTGTTGAAGCGCAGACCGAACTTGCAAAGAAAGGTTTTACCGCAAATCAGGTTGTTGGCTCCATGCCGGGTTTGCTTGATTTGGCTGCTGCAGCGCAAACAAGCCTTGCTAATGCCGCGGGTGTTACTTCTGGTGCGCTTAACTCGTTCCATATGGAAGCAGCGCAGGCCGCAGAGGTTGCAGATATTATCGCGGCGGCTTCTACAACCAGTGCCACGGATGTTGACGGGCTAGGCATGGCCTTGCAGAACGCTGGCGCAGTCGTGGCTGGTGTAGGTGGTGATTTTGCGCTCCTTGCAGCCATTACGGGCAAGCTAGCGGATGCAAACATCAACGCATCTGTTGCTGGTACCGCAACTAAGATTATGTTTAACCGCTTAGCAGCTCCTACAGGAGACGCAGCAAAGGCGTTAAGTGGTCTTGGTATCGTGACCCGTGATGCTCAGGGAAATATGCTACCGTTTTTGGATATTATGGGTAGTTTGGAAACAGCCATGCAGGGCAAAGGTACAGCTGAACAGGCAGAACTCTTAAAGCGTGTCTTTGGTGAGGAGGCCGTTGGGTCGGTTACGGCTTTGCTTGGGCAGGGCGTTAATTCTTTGCGTGAATATCACGACACACTTTCTAACAGCACCGGAACGGCCTCGGCAATGGCTGCAAAGCAACTCGATAATCTGAAAGGCTCCTTTACTATTCTAGATTCAGGTGTGGAAGGGCTGTCTATTTCAGTGGGTAGCGTATTCACGCCAGCGCTTAAGGTGTTGGTGGATGCCGTGACAGGAGTTGTTGGTTGGCTGAATGCACTTGCGTCCCATCCTGTTGGAAAGGCTATTTTAGCCTTAGTAGGTGGCGTTGCCGCGGTTACGCTTGCTGTTACGCTGTTTTCAGCAGCGTCATGGGCGGCAACCGCTGCAGTAGGTGCTATGAACCTTATGATTCTTGCTAACCCCATTGCAATTGTGGCGGCTGCTGTGATCGCTGGTGCTATTCTCATCATGACGTACTGGGATGATATTAAGAATTTTTTCGTTTCGTTATGGGAGCCGGTGGCAGCTTTTGCGGATGAAGTGGAATACGCATGGAACCGTATTGCCGGGGCATTTCGCATGGATGGCCTGACGGGGGCTGTTGAAGCGGTTTTAGGACTGTTTGATATTGATTTGTCTGATTCTGGCCGAAAGCTTCTTGCAAGTTTTGTTGATGGGATCAGGCTAATGTTTACGCCACTTCGAGTCTTGGTTTCATCAGTAGGTCATATTTTTGATTTTCTACAGGGTGATATCTCGTTGTTTGAGGCTGGCAAAAGAATTCTTGGCAGCCTTGTTGAAGGTGTGAAGTCGATGGCAACAGCGCCGTTTGATGCTGTAAAGTCGGCTTTAACCAGTGTCCGTAATTTACTACCGTTCTCAGATGCTAAGGAAGGTCCTCTTTCTGCTCTTACACTTAACGGGCAAAAAGTCATGGATACCATCGGTGAAGGTGTGACTAAGGCCGCGCCAGACCTTCATGGCGTTGTTAACAACACACTGGCGGGCATTGAAGCTCCAGATTTAGCCATGTCTACTGTGGCAGAAGTAGTACCAGAAGTTCTTGAAGAAGGTGTGAAGCTTCCTGTCCTTCAGCAGGAATCAGACGCAGGCATTATGCAACAGGCTGTGCCTGATTTGGCAGCTGTTGAAGTCAGTAAAAATACTACCATCGAAACAATATCCAATGTGGTAGAGCAGCCTGTAGGCGGAGGCGTGACTTTACCGGAAATTCCAACTTTTCCAGAGACAAAATTAGCTCAAGAGGTGGTGGTTCCAGTCCAGCAGCCTGAACTGGGTAGACCGAAGCAGGCTAAGGAGCAACAGCCTCCAAGACCACAGGAGCGCTCTTCCGGTGGTGTGGTAATTCAGAATTTAACTGTATCCTTGCCGGACGTAAGCAACGCGCAGGACTTTGTTTCTGCCCTTCAGCAACTCGTATCAGAGTTTGACGGCCAGACACCTCAGGGAGTGTTTTAATGGATGGCTATATTACATTTGAGCATGGGGAGTTAAAGCTTGGGGACACTCTTGTCCTCGGCGTACTTTCCCGCCTGTCAGTAGATGGGAAAGTGCGTTTTGATGAGGCTGAGCAGGATGGCCTATCCGGCAAGGTAAAAGTGCCAATGGGGTGGGATGATGCGGCGGTCTCTGTCACGATGGAGTTGCTGACTGACGCAGAGTCTACTTGCTACGATAAGCTTACCTCCCTCTCTCGTCTCTACAAAGGGCATGACTCCGGTGGTAATCCTATGGTGTACCGCACGACAAACGCACACCTTGCAGCACGGAATATTGATGAAATTGTTTTTGATGGTCTGAACAGCTCTGAAAATAATCAGTCCGATTCTATTATTGTGAGTCTGCGTTTTGTGGAACACAACCCGCCTATCCAGCTTGTAGAGAAGCGCTCTGCATCTAATCCCGCGTCCGAGGCAACTGCAAGCGCTGATCCGGGGCTGTCTGAGCACATCTTAGGTGGTCGCTGATGTCTCATATTTACGGAATAGAGATATCAATTCAGATTGGAAATTACCTTATTCATCGTGTGCCGCGCTGCATCATCACGTATGACCGCCATACTGTATTGAGTCGTGCGGAAATTCATATCCAAAATCATGTTTTTGGTACGACCCAAAATATCTTGTCTAGTTTATCTCAGTTTCCGGAAGTTTCTATCGCAGTGGGCTATCGTAATCAAAAGCCACATAGATGGCAGGGCACTGTTGATGGCTGGAAGCAAGGCCAAGGCAAGAAACGTGACCAGCTCGTAATCTATGCGGCAGGTGTTGAATTGCCACTAGTGCAAAAGAACATATGCGAAATGTGGGTGGATGAATTTGCACCAGCCATTGCAAAACGTATTCTGGAAACAAGCGGTTTGACCGTAGGTGTTGTGGATGTGCCGCAGGAGATTATCCCGCGTATGACACTCGCAACGGTTCCGCTCTGGCAGGCCATACAGCAGCTTTCAAACACACTTCAACAAGGGCACGGCTGTAATGTGAAAGACCATGCCTTGTGGGTGGATGAAGCAAAGCTCGTTCATTTTGCCTCTTGCGATCACCGGCAGGAGATAACGCCAGTTATCGCAACAGGCGCAGGGCTTATCCGGCATACCCCAGCGCAGACCGTATGCGGACGTAGTGAGGTGGAAACTTTCCTGCTGCCAACCATGCGGGCGGGAATGCGGTTCACGCTACAAGATTCCCGTAAGGGGATTACGGGAACCTTTAGAGCGTTACGGATAACGCATAGTGTTGAGCCGGATAGGGTCAGGACGTTTTTGGGGTATTAGGGAACTTGTCCCATCCTCCGCAAATCCAACGCTGCTCGTCATCTCTGTATGTGCAACAATTAATTCTTGTGTTCTCATTTTCTGTTTTAAATTCGAGATATACAGGGTGAGAAACGTGAGGAATGCTTTTTTTAGCTTCGAAAGAGCAAAATGAGCATTCACTTTCGTCTCTAACAAGATTTAACTCGGAAGAATCGCAAGAAAGTCCTCTATTTTGTTTGCCAAAGACTACCTGAAGACTACCCTGTTGAATTGGTATTTCTGAGCCATTAATTTTGACTGAAGTGACATGTTGTAGTTTTGCTTCGTTCATGAATCCTCCTGAGACAACATATGACTATAGAACTTTACAAGTTAATCAAACGAGTCGTTGAACTCGCAATGCCTAATTTACGTGCTTACTATCGTATCACACGGAAAGCTAAAGTCACGCAGACATACGCTAGCGATGGCCGCTACTGGGCAGATGTTCTGCCATTACGAAATGATGAGACAGATGATTTTCTTGAGCCTGTTGTGTCGAAAGTAGAAATCCCCATTCTATGGGGTGGCAAAGATCGCGGCGTTGTGTGCCCGCCAATGGTGGGGACGCTGTGCGACTTGAGCTACTACGATGGAGACCCGAATTATCCACGTATTAGCAATTTCCGTTGGCAGAAAAACGGTGCACCAGCCTGCGAGGTGGGAGCATTCATTATTCAGGCTGACCCTTCAACGTATATTAAAATTGATGCTGAGAAAAATTTGATTGAAGTAACACCCGCCAACGCCAGCACAAAGATCGGTGGCAGTAAAGATGAAACTATCGGCGGTGCTTGGACGATTAAAGCCCCAAAAATAATTCAAGAGGGCAACGTACAGGCAACAGGCGCGGGTGGTGGAATAGGTACCACAACAGTCAAAGCCCATACAGAGCAGGAAGGCAGCCTAACCGTTTTAGGGCATGTGCAGTGTTCTTCTCTCAGCGTAGCAGGTGACGCAGATGTTGCGGGCAACTGTTATGCCGGAACTCGGAGTGGTGGGGCGTGTTGATTGGATATAATTTCCTGCAGCATAGAGTAAGAACGCAATTGCAAAAATTAACCAAGCTAAATCTTTTATTGATGAATTTTCAATAGATTTTTTTATGACCCAAATTGGCCAGCACGGGCGATTTACGTAGTCAATTCCCTTTGCCGTAATGCACACAGTTGGTCCAATAGCCCTTTGAGGAGCTCTTTCTAATGTTACAAGTCCATCTGAAATAAGATGTAGCATTGCTTTTTTAAGTTCATTTGGGAGTTTCGGGCTATGACAAAGATCGTCACAAACCTTTGGAGGAGCTTTTGGGTCAACTTCCTTCCAGTATTCAGAGGCATGCACGTTTCGGTCGATTGAAGATTTTTTATCAATGATCCGTAGTAGTTTTTTACGGAGAGCAGGTGTGTTTTTCATTTTTTTGCTCGTATTAATCGTTTTTGTAACAGGTATAACCATGAGTATAGCCATCTTCGCCCAAGACATAGCCTTAGACGATACCTTGCAGGCCAAGGTGGCAGCCGATGGCACGCTAGTTCTGACTGACGGTGTGGACACCGGAATTCAAGACATCTGGCTTGCGCTACGTACGTACCTTGGCACCCTGTTTTATCACAAAGACTTCGGCTCACTTGTGCCGGACTGGATAAAAGAAGAGTCGAATCCTTCTAGCAGGTTAGCGTTTGCATTGGAAGTGCAACGCACCATTCGCACAGACCCTCGTGTGGTTGTTGGCTCGGAACGTTGCAAGGTGATTGCTTGGGATAAGATGGGCATTACCGCAGAGGCTGCATGGCGGTTTATTGATGTAGACCACGAATACAATCTTACATTTGCTGTAAATGAAACTGGAAAAATGAAGCAGGTACTTGCCGATGCCAAACCCAATGCCAATACCACGTCTTTCTAAAACGCTTGATGACTGCCGCCAGATGCTCTTTACACGCATTGAAGAAGTGCAGGAAGAATATCAGGCCAAAGGCTGGCTCCCTCGCAGGCTGAATTTAAACAAGGGCGTGGTACGCGGTCTTATTGAGCTGTTTGCTTGGGGCATCTACCAGCTTTATCAGCTACTGGAAGCCACACTCCGGCAGGGTTTTGCGAAACATGCCGACGCATCGTGGCTTGACCTTCATGCGGATCAGGTGGAGCAGCCACGTAAGCAGGCAACTAAAGCGAAAGGCAATATAGAATTCGGTCGGGAAGGTAGCCAAGGCAATATCGTTATCCCGAAAGGCCGTATTCTGCGGACAAAACCGGACGGAGCAGGGCAGGTATATCGCTATGTGACCATGAGCGATGTGGTTCTGTCAGATGGAGTAAGTAGCGTGCTGGTTCCGGTCGAAGCCGAAGAGTATGGGAGTGCAAGCAATTTAACAGCAGGACAGTTCCTTGAGCTTGTGACGCCTGTCTCTGGCATTAGTAAAATCACGGTAAAGGCAGATTGGCTTACGCAGGAAGGCGCGGATATTGAAGCTGATCATAAGCTTGCACCGCGTATTCCTCTTGCATGGCTTGGTAATAATGGCGTTACCAAACACGCTTATGAACGTTGGGCAATGCCCATTACTGGTGTGGTTGCCTGCCGTATTCTTGATCAGCACCCACGGGGGCAAGGTACGGTCGATATTATCATTAAAGGCACTGCCGGAATACCTACGGATGAGCTGCTTCAGGCAGTGCGTAAAGCCATCACTGGAAACTATCCTGTAAACGACGACTGGGAAGTACGTGCTCCACAACCCGTGCCCGTTACATTGAATGCAGCGCTTCAGTGTCATCCCGGTACACAGCGGGAAGAGGCAAAAGTCAAAGCTGAGGAACGTGTCCGGGCATTGTTTACAGACCCGACTAAGGTCGTTGGGATCACTCCGCTACAGATTGGGGAAGACCTCACAAAAGACAGGCTAGTTGCCGCTATGATGGCAGTATCCGGTATTAAAAAAATTACTTGGAATGGAACGGCAGATTTTCCCGTCATGCAAGACGGACTTGCTGTATTATCCAGCATATCCCTAACGGCAACAGTCGCGTCGGAAAGCTAGCAGCGTGAAAAGTATCTTCTGGAAATATTTTAAAGATGCGCTTGGGTGGGCACTTATCCATTCACCGGGTCCTATTTCAGTCGTCGCGAAAGGGGTTGCGCTGGTTTTTGATGATATCCGAGAAGATATTTTCTGGCTTCGGGATCAACTCAACCCGCTGACTTGTGAGGAACAGTATATTCCAACACACGGCGCAACTCGTGGGATACTCCAGCATCCGTTGGAATCAACTAACCAGTATAGAATACGTGTCGTGAAGGCGTATGCGTGGCACCGCCAAGGCGGTAAGGCCGAGGGGATGCCAAAGATACTGGAGCACTACGGGTATGAGGGATGCACCTTCTACAATTGCCGGAAGGACGACGAGGCGAGATGGGCAGAGTTTAAAGCACAAATTCCTGTCCCGGAACACGGGCTTGAGGCTAATGACTATTCGCTGGTTACTTGGGCAGTTCAGGAAACAAAGCCAGCGCGTTCGAAGCTTGCTGCCTTGCAGACGCATTCAGCAATACAGGGCGCAGCAAATGCTTCAGGCACATTACTTCTTTGCTCTGTTGTTACCTTGGAGCCAGAAAAGCCGAAAGAAGCTCTTTTGACCGTGACTATTTCTTCAGGCTGTGGCCTGCATACAATAACAACAACGAGTCTTGGATAACATTATGGCACTCATTCTCACAAAAGCAGGGCTTGCCGCATTAGTTGAAGCTGAAGAAAGCGGCACAAAGCTACAGGCAACCCACATGGCCTTGGGCGATGGTAACGGCTCAGTGCCGGAACACACAACAAGCTCGCCTTCACTCATTAATGAAGTATGGCGTGGTGCATTGCAGTCTATCACTATTAATGAACAGGGTGATAGTGACGCAGGTAAGCAAGTTGTGTTTGAAGCACACGTGCCCATCAACGCGGGTGGCTGGTATATCCGAGAAGCCGCTTTGTACGCAGGAGATGTCCTGCTAGCGATCGGCACACATCCAGTTATGTGGAAACCTGCGCCAGAAGAACCGACCAAGATGGAACATGTAATTAAAGCTCCCGTGGCATTCGGTAATGCTGGTGCTGTTTCGTTGATTGTTGATCCGACGGTGGTGCTTGCGAGTCAAGAGTTCGTGAATAAGCAGCTTGCAGAGCATAATGGCTCACACGATGCCCATCCGTATCTAAAAAAATTGTTAAACGAGCATACCCATACGTGGAGTGTCATTACCGGCAAGCCTTCTGTTTTTCCACCAGCTGGACATACGCATACCCCTGATCAGGTAGGTTTAGGTAATTTACCCAATACCAAAAGTGACAGCGTAACTTCCACCAGTAGCAACAGCCTTGCCACAAGTAAGGCTGTGAAAATTGCTTATGATGAAGGCAAACAGGCTCTTGATCTTGCTGGGCAAAAAGCAGCATCTAACCACAACCATAATAGCGTGTATGCCACCAAAACGCATACACATACGCCTGCACAAGTGGGGCTTGGCAACCTGCCTAACTCTAAAAGTAGTAGTGTTTCATCAACTAGTGAAAATGCTCTGTCGACTAGCAAGGCCACTAAGACTGCATACGATAGAGCAACGCAGGCATTAAATGCCGCAAATACCAAAGCTGCATCGAATCACAATCACGATTCACGTTATTACACAGAAAGCGAAGTCAGATCGCGTATTGCAGACTCTAAAATTCATGGTGGTATTGAATTGTTTAGTGGTTCTGTAAACAGCTCTGGACGACCTATTGATGAAAAAACAGGACAGCCTGATTTGCGATACGGCGTGTGTGATGGTCGCACATATGCATCTCCAGATGGCAGAAATGTAAGCACGCCCAATATGAGAGACCGATTTGCCGTTGGTGCAGGCGGAAAATATTCTGTTGGAAGTAAAGGCGGTGCTGATAAAGTATCTCCGACTATAAGCACGACTGCGTCACATCATCACGTAATTGCGTATGAAACGGGTAATGATTTGTCGGGCTCTACTTATCACAACTTCAACAGCCGTAATACAGGTGATTATGACGATGGAACAAGGCATACGGGTGGCTCTCAGGCACATGAAAACCGTCCACCATATATAGGCGTGTTCTATATTAAATATTTGTAGGAGAGTTTATGCACGTAACAGTTATTGCTCCAGATAAATTGGTTCTAGTTGATGGCAAAGCCTTTGAGTTACCTAACTTTGATTTTGATGAAACTCTTCACGCTATCCAGTTTGATGGGCAGAAAGGGCATATTGAATTTGAAACATTAGACGGTGGTGTAAGCACTGCGCCTGTGTCTGAGTTAGAAGTGCAGCCTTACGTGGAAGCGTGGAAAGCAGAAAAAGCACGGCTTGAAGCGATTGTGCCGCCGGAGCCTACAGAAACAGAGAAGGCACAGAAACGTATTGCGGAAATTCAACAAGAACTTGTTAGTAATGATCTTGCTTCCGTACGTTCATTACGCGCAAAGGTGGCGGGGAACTCTACAGATGCAGATGATGCGAGGCTACGCGATTTGGAAGAACAAGCGCAAAAACTACGTACAGAACTAGCCGCGCTACTGGCTGGGTAAGAAAAGCTTTTTGAAAATAGAAAGGGAAGAGAGGAACAGGCGAGGGCGTAACAACCGCCCCCACTAATGCAGTGGTAGCACACTGCATCACGGCCTCATGATTGGTGGTAGCCATTCGTGAAGATATACCGCTGCTCCAGTCGTCTGATCAGACTAAGCACGTTGTATCTAATGGCTGTACAATTTGGCAACTCAAAATGAGAAAAGAAATCCGATGCGGTAACTGTAACCGCCTATTGGCTAAGGGCACAGCAACAATACTTGAAATTAAATGCCCTCGTTGTGGGACGTATAACCATGTGAGTGACAAGAGCACCGAACAGGAACGGCGTGACCGTCCGTAAGGACATTACATGGAAAATAAAACAGAGCTTCCAGTGTTAGCGCCAGAGGCTCCGGGAAGGCCAAAAGATACCCGGTACAAAGAACAGTTTGGGGTAATTGTGATTTGCAAAACAGAAGCAGAGCACAAGCAAGTGTATGAACGCTTGTATTCAAAAGGCTACAGATGCAGGGCGGTGCGGACGTGAGAATAGACATTACTCATTCATGCCCGGACTATTCTTCGTATCGAGCTGCCTGTGTGAAATCCCTATTTAATGTAGATGCCGGGAATAACTTCTCACTTGAAGCAGACTTGCCAATTGAGGAAGATGGCTGGCGAGTAGGTCTAGTTATCGGTCCTTCAGGTTCCGGTAAGTCTTCAATAGGCAATGCGCTTGCTGCTGAAGGTTTCACAATGCATCAGGAGCGAGCATGGCCAGACGATGCACCTATTATAGATGTCATTGCACCAGATGGTGATTGGCAGGCTGTAACGGGCGCATTATCTGCCGTAGGGCTTGGTGATGTACCCTCATGCTTCGCCCATACAGGGTGCTTTCAACTGGTGAGAAGTTCAGGGCAGAGCTTGCACGAATTGTAAGTGAAAAGCCTGAGCGAATAGTTATTGATGAATTTACTTCCGTGGTAGACCGCCAGATTGCTAAAGTCGGGGCACATGCTTTTGCTAAGGCGTGGCGCAGGACATCAGGTAAGGCCGTGCTGCTTTCTTGCCACTATGACATTGTAGAGTGGTTACAACCTGACTGGGTGTTTGATACCGCTACAGGTAAACTTTCTCGGAGGTGCCTTCAACGACCACCAATTGAATTGGAAATCAGACAGACAGGCTGGGAATGGTGGGAGTACTTTGCGCCGCATCATTATTTAAAGCTTCCGCACATGATCGCTGCCACCTGTTATGTTGGATTCGTGAATGGGGAGCCAGTAGCACATTTGGCTGTAAGCACTCGTTCAAGAAACGAAGCAAGGGCGTGCCGATTGGTCGTTATGCCGGAATGGCAGGGCGCAGGTGTAGGGCTACGATTCCTAAATGCTGTCTGCGACATATGGCGTAGGGGGGAGAACAGGTATGAAAGACCGATGCCCGTACTCTTCCATACATCACATCCCGGGCTGGCTGCAGCACTCAGACGACAACCTAAATGGTGTCAGGTAAGTGCTAAACTTTATGGCGCTAACAAAGTGCGTTGCGCGAAGAGTTTGGCACAGAGTGCAGAAAGGCGCGGGAAAAAGAAAACAGCAATGTCGGGCTACGGTGGCCATTTCCGAGCGGTGCAAGGCTTTCGCTATATGGGGGATACCCCATGCGAGTAGTCATCATAGGCCAAGGTTGGCTTGCTGCAGAAGTTCTAAAGAAGGTTAATAAGCTTGATGACGTGCAGGTCATCGCGATTTCACCTGAAAAGAGAAATGATCGTTTTGAGAAATTAGCAAATGAACTTGATATGATGGTAATCGCAGCACTGGAAGAACTACCAGAATGTGACGTGGTTTTAGCCGCACATTGTCACCGCTTTGTATCAAAGATCATACGGAGTAAAGCAACGCATGGTGTGCTTGCCTACCATCCGTCATTACTTCCTCGGCATCGAGGTAGAGATGCAATTCACTGGACACTGGCAATGAAAGATCCCATTGCAGGTGGAACAGTGTACAAGATGGATGATGGCGCAGATACAGGCGAGATCATAATTCAAGATTGGTGTCACGTAGCTTCGAATGATACTCCTCAACTTCTTTGGCGTAGAGCCTTAGCTCCAATGGGTGTTCACCTGTTAACGAGTGTTGTTCAAAAATTAGCTGTAACAGGTCAGTTTGAAGCGAAAAAGCAAGACGAAATTTTCGCTACATGGGAACCATCTCTAACAAGAAAAACGTTGAGCAATATAACATAA